ACGTAAATAAGTAGATAAATAATTATTTAATGAGCAGACAATCTTTATAGAATTGTTCGACAAGATATGGTGGAATATTATTAAAGTCAATGATGAGTTTATTTCTTTCAAATAATTTATTATATTCGGGATTTTCGAGCAATTTGTTATGAAAGAGTTCGGGGTTATCATAATATTTAAGAGCGGTTTTGATACCGCATTTGGGGAAAATACCTGAAATATTGTCGCTTTTATCACCCATAACAATTTTACAAAACAGGTCTTTTAGAGGGTCACCGGTAGATTTAGTAGTTTGAGTAATATCGTTAAATTTCAGGTCATAGAGTTTAACATTATTGGAGCATAATTGAAGATAATCCATATCATTAGCAATAATACTAATATGAGCGTCGGGATATTCTTTAGTAATGTGTTTGGCGGTAAGTGCTACACAATCGTCGGCTTCAAGGTTAGGGGAAGAAATAATAGTGTTGACCCCCGATTGTTTATAGAGTTCATTATATGCGAGGTTAAAGAAGAATTTAGCGTCAAATTTTTTATTGGTAACCCGGGTGCCTTTATATAGAGGTAAATGTTGCATTCTCCAAATTTCACTTCTAGGACAATCTTTAAGAACGATAGTAATATTGGTGCCCGTATGAGAGATTATTTTATTAATTTTCTTGGGTATTTCTTCAACTTTTTGGATAAAGACTTTCGTAAATTTATCAATAAATTCCTGACACTGGGATGCATTTTCTAGGTCTATTTTATTGGCGTGTTTCCACCAAGCGATTAGAGCATGAAAGCGGTAAAATATAAAATAGCTACCATCGATAAGAATGAAGTGCATATTAATGTATATAAACAATGATAAGTTTGTATCAATTTTAAATAGAATTAAAAAGATATTTGTCCTCGCTTACGGTAATTGTATCTTTGTAAATATATGCTAATACTTTCGCGGGTAATATATATGGATTATGCCCCAGGATTCTAATATTAGTTTTTATCTCCCACACATATTTTTCTAAAATATGCACTTTTGTTAATCTACTTATTTCACGATTTGTTAAACTTAATTTATTTATAGTTTCCCACATATTATTTATCTTGAGAATCTCGATTAATTCATATGGCACGGCACTGATGATGTTTCCTAACATTTCTTACCCTTTTCACTTTATTTTGCGTACCTTCAATTTTACGAAAAAAGGCACTAGTTTGATATTTAAAATATTTATATTCCTAAATATCAAATGGATTCTAAAGAATTGTCTTATGAAATTCGCGATATTGAGAACATTGAAGATGCCTATCAAGAAGATATTTTACAACCGATAAGAATATATGACAGCAATGTTCCATATTCGGAAGATGATAATGATAACTGTTGTGTTATATGTCTTGACGATGAACCCAATAAACTTTATAATAATAAGTATTTTATAGAATTTTCGACTTGCAATTGTAAATACTATGTTCACAAGGACTGTATTGATACGTGGCATAACCAAACATCAAATAGATCACGTTTCTCAAAATGTCTTATTTGTAGCAGCGACCTTATTCTAAAAAAAACATATAAAAATTATTTTAGCAACTTTAAAACATGTTTCTCTATAAGATGCGGTTGTTATATTATCGCGAGCATACTAATTCTATTAATATTAGCCGGGCACTAAATATCTAACGATATGGTTGTTTTATCTTTCTTCTGTCGCCTCTTACCATGTCCGTCCATCTGCGTGTTTGACATATCCTTTAAGTCTTGGATACTTATCGTACTACCATCCCTACTTTTATCCTCTCTCTCCCCTTTCTCTTGTATGTTTATTTTTCGTTTCTTTATACCCGCCAATAAATCAGTTATGTCAGTAGGTCCTCTCATCTCTGCTCTAGGTTCCTCATTTCTACTCTCCTGTAAATCTGGTCTATTATTTGGTATTTGTGACCGAGTACTTTTATGCACCTTAGTACTTATTGGTGATGGCGGTGGTTCATTTGACATCATACCCGTATTTGGCGTACCCCTCTCCTGCTGACCGCTCATAAAACTATTCATAAATCCACCAAAACCAGGTTTACTCTCGCCCATTGTATTTACCGCGGCTTGTGTAAATTGTTGTGCTAATTCCGGGTTCTGTCTCATGATATCATCCATACCTGGCATGGATGATTTAAACATCGTATTGGTCATATGGACCATTATCGCTGAACCGCCTAGTTGAAACAATAATTTTAATTCTGGTGCAAATTTCGCCTTTGACTTATACTTTTCGTGTAATTCACTAAATATTTCATCATAATCATCTATATTCTCATTTAACTGTTCGGACCAGCCTTCTAATTTTACATCGAACGGGTCGACTTTGCTATTCAAAAATTCTAATCCGGTTACTGCGGCCATCAACATCCTACCTTGAAACTTCACACTATTGGATTTCTCCTTCTCTGATATTATCATTTCATATTCCCCTCTCATCTCATCTAACGAATCCTCCATCGAATATCTCTTCGATAATTTTACACCTTTTTTCTCTAATCCCTCTAATTTTCTTAAAAATATTAACTTTTCTTTTAATGTTTCTTCCTCTGTTAATTTCGTCTCTTTTACCACTTCTTTATCCGGGTCAAAAGCAACATTCCCGAATAAATTATTATTCATATCACTTCTACCTACTTCCCCTGCGGTAGCCTTACCAATCTTTATATTATCCATATTTTTATCCTCTTCGATATGAACAGGTCTATCAACCCTTTTATTCAAATTAAATAAACCACTCTTTGATGCGGGTTTCTCATCAAATTCAATCTCTTCGTTTGATAAATTATTTAACTCGCTCTCTAATACATTTATATCATCTAAATTTATATCTGATACCCGTGATCTACTATCTGGGTCGGCTTTCTTTCTATCATTCATTAATAAATCTAATCCTCCTCCATAATTTACAGATTGGTTATCGGTTGGTATATCAAAACGAATATTTTCTTTAGACGGTTCTTTATTTAGCGTTATTATAGGTGTATCCTCTTTATTATCCAATGACGAAATTTCTATAATTCCCTCCATATATGATTATTATTACATCTTTTTATTTTAAGTCATCCGCATAATTAAATATATTATCTATTCTTTTATTTTCTATTAAATATGCGCATCCCTGTAAAAATGCATCCGCTAAATCGTCCTTCTTTTTATTTTCTCTAAACTTTTCCTCTACTCCCTTATCAACTTCCTCATTATCTAAATATTGTTTAGTTATCAACTTTGATAACTCTTTATTTTCCTTATAACTTAACCTCTTTGTCTTTAAGAATTTTAATTTATTACTCGATGACACACATTCTATATTATCTTTCCCAATCATTACAAAATATTGTATCAACATACTTTGAATGCATTTCATACGATTCGCTAAAGGACCAATCTGGTTTTCGATTAATATTAAATCTATATCATCTAATTCTAACTTACTAATTTCCCTTTTTATTCCTATACCTACCTTCAATAATTCTATTTTACTCGCACCACATCCCTTTATATCTTTTAAACTTTTATCTTTCAATTTATTTATCACCGCCTTCACTAATTCATTCTTCTTTTTATATTTATCGCCTTCAATATCCAAATTATACTTTGTCACATAACTTATTATTTCATCGAATGACTTCTCGCCCAATTTCTTTTGACTTGGAATACTTTTATATTCTATCATTTCGCTTTTCTTTGAATGAACCTTACAATATGTCTTCTCCTCATATACAAATTTTGCATTCTTATTACATAAACCTTTCTTCGTTACATAATTACATACCTGTTCCTTATCACACAAACTTACTACCTCCCAATCTAATATCTTCACCTTATTACCCAATACATCTAATATACAATATGCTAAATTTTTAATACCCACATCTATACTTAACACTTTCATAAATATATATTATCTTTTATAATATTATATATTTATATCTAATCTTGTTCTATCTTTATAACCGGAATTTTTAATGTATCTTTTAAATTATATGTATTCACATAATTTTCCTTTAGGTCGCTATTCTCATATCCATCCGGCACATCATTATTCTCTCTCATTTCAAATAGATATGGACTATTATTTTGTTTATCATTATAATTATTACAACAAAAACTCGTATTATTTCCCGCCTCTAATTTATTAGAGCTCATTATTTTTGTGGCATTATCAGTTAGATATTTTCTATAATCTTGATTTGTTACTATTCGATTCGAATTTAATAATGAATTATTTACACGATTACCCCTCACGATATTTGTATATAATCGATTATTTTCTAAAATTAAATTATCATCATTAAAATTTGAATAATTCATATATATTTAATATGATATATTTATTAATTAAATAATTTTAATAATTGGTTTTTATTTAAATTCTTTGCCTTCCCTTTTCCTACCAATTCTTTTGTTACCACTAATTCCCTTAATTCGGTTACTTTTAATTTCTTCAAGTTATCTCTTTTTACTTCTCCCTGTAATTTTGATAATATTCCCGCCACATCTAGTTTACTCTCCTCATCATCATCCTCATCATCATCATCATCATCATCATCATCCTCATCATCGTTCTCGTCGAGAATAGCTTCGCGCAAGACATCATGTTCATTGTCGGGAGAAGCTATTTGTGAAATATTTAATAATGATAACCCACCGTTTACGGTTCCTGCAATATCAATTTGCTTCAAATTATGTGCCTTTTCATCAATATCTTCTATAGTTAACGTATCCTTACCCATTACTTCATAATCTAAATTATTATCTTTCGCATCATTAATATTGACTTCTTCGAGAGGTTCTTTTTTTTCTTCTTCGTCGCTATCTTCATACTCGGAATCAGTATCGTCGTCGTCGTCGTCGTCGTCGTCATCGTCGTCGTCGTCATCGTCGTCGTCGTCGTCGTCACAATTCGATGTATCATTATCTGGGACGTGAATTAGTTTATCATAAGATACGTCTTGTTCTAGGTCATTATTTGCTAAAGGTCGATTTGAACCACCAATTTGTAAACCGACATTATTAAGTAATTCGTTTAAAATACTATTTTGACTATTTAAATGTAGTTGTAGGGAATTCAATCTGGAATTAAAATTAAATATAACAATACCAAGGACTACAAATAATATACCAAATAATATTAATAATGAATTATCGTTCATAGAATCAGCTATCATTATTTTTATTGAATAAAAAATATAGATATTATGAACGTAATAATATTTATTTTGCGGCGTTTATTATCTCTTCAGCGCATGATAATATTTGCGATGGATAATCAAGGTCATGTAAAACCTTGGTTCCCCCCTTAATTTGTGATATACCGTTACAAAGACGATATGTATATGTAATATCTTTATTTTTACCGTTCGTTTCCATATGACAATTTAATGTTCTATCATCTTTATCTAACCTTTCGCATAAATGTAGAAAATGCGTAGTGATTACATATGATACATTTGGGAAAGTATTTAAATATTTAAGGAAGGCGGTAGCACTGGCGACGGCTTCATACGGATTGGTGCCGGAATATAATTCGTCAAAGATACAAAAATGCCTAAAGTTGGGTTTATTATTTATAATATCAATGATATCTTTGCATCTTCTAGCTTCGGCTTGAAATAAACTATCTCGGTGCGAGGTGTCGGGTATGTTTATGTAACAATGTATATAATCATACGGATGTACTTTTGCGGAAGAATAAAAACCAAGACCTAATTGTTGGGAAAGTAATAAATTAACGAGGGTGCTTTTTAATAAAGTGGTTTTACCGGCAGCATTAGGACCCGTAATTAATAATTGTTTATCTAGAGAATAACTATTTGAAATAGGCTTTGTGTGAATAATGGAAGGTGAAAATGAATCTTTGAAAGAACAATTCTTTGTAGTAAAAGAACAGAGCGATATAGTCTTTTGCGAAAGCTTACTTCTTAACGTTTCTAAATTATCATAATATCCCATAAAATGTATAGCAAATGACATAGAACTTTGTATCTCGGGTGATTTATATAATCTATAATAACAATACATAACATTGCCTAGATTATATAATTTTTTAATAGATATTTCATATGAGGAGACTTGATATAAACAGTCGCTATATTCTTTTAAGATATCCATATTTTTCTTGATATCTTCTCTAAAAGGATTGTACTTTTTTAATTTACGAGTTTTCTTATGGAATTCCTCCATATAACCCAGTGCTTGTGAAATAAAATTACGAACTAAAAATAAATTGCCGTGTATAACGCTTAGATTAGTAAAAAAGGTATAACAACTATTAATATTTTGATAAACTTGTAATATATAAAATACGCCGGATATTAATATATAGATTCTTTGGTCCCAAGAGGCACTACCTATCGAAAATAATTGTCCGATTTGATGTTGGCTAAATGCGAGGGCCAATAAATTATAATAATCAATAAATGTGATATCTTTCCCTTTCATTTTGATTATTATAAACGGCATTAATAACATAAATATAGGCATAGATAACGTCAATATAGGCGATGTTAAATTATAGGTACTAAGTATTTGAAGAAAGATAACACTGTTATTTAAGAATTCGAACCAATTCCAATCAATATATTGATATTTATCAATAAAGAAGGATTGTTCGCTACTCATATTATCCCAAAAGGTAGCGATCTCTTGAAATGTATCATCCACCTTTGTAAATTTCTTAGTTAAAAGCGATTGGGTATTCTTAAGAAACTCGACATCATTTGTAAAATTATCTGCCCACAAATTTATACTTTTATTTGATAACCTATTATTTGAATTATCAAATAAGGTCTCATATATAGTTGGATTATCGGGGTCATTATCATGGTCAGTTCTACATAATTGTAAATCATCTATTATATGACTATCTAATTTCGATAGTTTTTTTAAATACGAAATTGGTAATCGAAAGTTATTGGTCATCAATTAATTATTACTAAATAAAATAATTAATTAACTAAAACGAAAATAAAAGGAAAATAAAACGAAAATAAAAGTGAAATATCTACATTTCTAAAAAATTCTCTGGCAATTCTTCAATTATTGTGCTATAATATTCCTCTATTTCTTTCAATTTACTAGCATCTCTTTGAGTTACAAAATTAATACCCATACCTTTTCTTCCCCATCGACCACTTCTACCTATACGATGAATATATGTATGAATATCCTTCGATAAATCAAAATTAATAACCGTGCTTACCTGTTGTACATCTATGCCGCGAGCGGTTACATTTGAGGATATTAAAACCCGAAATGAACCATTTTTAAACTCATTATAACTATTCTCTCTATCCTCTTTGCTCATATTACTATGAATTTGACATACAGGAAATCCGTCATTCGTCATTGCATCATATAAATCATTAACACGTCTAACACTATTGCAATAAATAATACATTGACTTACCGAAATAGAATTGAAAAGGTCCTTAATTGTCTCATATTTTTGCGCGTCATTTTCTAAAGAAATATAATATTGTTTAATTCCTTCTAAAGTTAATTGTTGATTTTTTACTAAAATCTTCATAGGGTCTCTCATAAACTTATCCGTGAGAGAATATAATTCATTGGGCATTGTTGCACTAAATAAGGCGACCTGTATATCACTCGGTAGAAACTGAAAGATATTATATACTTGTTCTTTAAATCCCTGCGATAACATCTCATCGGCTTCATCTAATACAATAATCTTTAACCCCGATAAATTCAATCTCTTTCTACGTAACATATCGTGAACCCTACCTGGACAACCCATTATTATCTGTGGTTTATTCTTATGTAGATTTGTGATATCAACTTCTGGCGAGGTTCCCCCAATCAACAATTGTGTTTTTAAATTCTTCATCAGGCTCCCAATGTCACGTATCACATTATTGGTTTGCATAGATAATTCTCTTGTAGGAGATAAAATTAATGCCTGTACTAGGTCATTCTCACAGTCTATTCGCTGTAAACATCCTATCGCAAAACACCCGGTCTTTCCTGTGCCTGATTGTGCTTGTGCGATAATGTCTTTGCCGTCAAAAAGAGGTGTAATTGCTTCTCGTTGTATTGGACTTGGTATCTCAAATCCGTGTCCATAAATTCCTCGTAATAAATCTAAATTTATGTTCTCTAAATCATCCCAGTTTTTGATAATGTTATATTTATTATCCATAATTACTATTGAATAATATATTTAAGTATATTTATTGATTAAGAATGTTTTTATTGTTCTTGTAATCTTTATATTTATTTATAACTTAAAAATATCGTTATGATTATAATATGCGATATTCATTAAGCGATATAGACTCTATTAGAGAAAAGGATCCCACGATTAAACTAGATCAAAAAATAATAGAGGTTATAGCTAATATATTAAAAGAGGTAGGTTCGCCCGAATATAATATTGCACCACAATTTAAGTATGATAATCAGAAACATTGGTTAAAACATAATCCTCGCAAAGTAAAGCATAAGAATGAGTTTGAAACGCTCATTGATAATATTCGATTTACTTTAAATAAGATAACAGATAAGACTTATAGTAATCAATTTAAATTATTACAAGATAACTTGCAAAAATTTAAAGAAATCGATGATAATGATAAATGTGGTATGATTAACGATTTAATATATCATGTTTTAACAAAAAACCGGTTTTATAGCGAATTATATAGTTTAATCTATAAAAATTTGATAAATGATTATCCTTTTATTTATAACCATTTCTGTATTAAGAAATTAGAATTAGTCGACGTATTATCCACTATAAATAATTCCACAAATGAGAATAGTTATGATGAGTTCTGCGATATAAATAAAGATAATGAAATACGTAGAGCCCTAATATTATTTTATGTCAATCTAATGAAACATAAAGTAGTATCTATGGACCTTATATTAGAGATAAGAAATAAAATAAGCTCTTTGATTTTACAAGAAATCGCGGTTGATGATAAATGTACTTTAATCGAAGAATTATCGAATTTACTCTTTATAATTATTACAAATTTAGAGGCAAAAGTCACTTTAGATGATACCGAATTTATGGAGTATATGGATACGATTATGAAATCAAATACGAAGGACTATAGTAGTCTTACTAATAAAATTAAATTTAGACATATGGATATAAAAGATTATTTAACAAAAAACGAATAAAGATAAAGAATAATTATTATGTAATTCATGTGTATTGAAAATATTCAATACGATATTATAGATAATATAAATCTGGACGGAAAGATATCAACAAATCTAACCAATTTATTGCTTGATATAGAAGAAGAATTAACTACACGAAATCAATTAGATTTATGTAATGATGACTTTTTACGCGAAGATAATTATGAATATAGTAATTTCGAAGAATATGAAACATATAATGTGCCCGATCTAGTTCATATACTAAATTATTATCAAATTCAAAGAAGGAAGATGATAAAGATAGACATGATACAGGCAATATGTTTATTTGAATATGATAGTCAAAATATTGACATTGTGACTAAAAGACTAAAATTATGGACCTTTTTAATAGAATTAAAAAACGATAAATATTTATCAAAATTTATAGCTATTTAATAATCATTATTATTATATTTTTATTATATTTTTATTATATTTTTATGACAATATAATAAGATACTATAATACTCCTATTCTTTTTAGAATAATCGTAACAGACATACAAATGGTGTATCATCTGTTTCTATATCATCCAGGATAACCCATTCTCCCAAATTATGTGTAGATAAACTAAATAAGTCCTTCTCCGGTGTTTCTAAAATATTATGAATTATGAATAATGATATTGGGTCATAAATTATCCTTTTTGCCTTGGTTTTTAAATAATCAACAATCTTATCCTCATCTTTTAACTTTAATTCTATTCCATTACTAATATATACCATTAACATAACCCGATATGCCAAACATGATAATTTGTCCGTATTCATATCATCATGTAAATAATTATATATATCCATTATTCCAATCTCTGTAGACGGGTGTTTAAACTCCGTCAATATAGTATAGTCATTACTACTTGTTACCGTTCGTTTGATATATTCTCTAAAATCATCCTCGTTCTTGATATCTTCGGGCAATGATGATAACAATTGAAAAAGTTGTTCTTTCATTAATCCATACGGACCTTCCTCCTCCCATAAATCTAGAGAATTTGCAATCCTGGAATATGTCAATGGACCCGTACATACAAAATTTATACTCTGTTTACCACATAACGCATTGATTACATAATCTTGTGGATGATTTACATACCCAAAACTCTCAAATAATATCCCTATATCATATAATTCCTTTGAAGATAACTCGAAATGTCTATATGCTATATCCCTCCCGTGCACATATACTTCTTTAAATAAATTAAAATACTTTTCTCTCTCTTCTAAAGATGACCAGCCATACTTTTCATTATATGTTGAATATACTTGAGTCGGGTCACTTGCACCCTGTACTATCAAGATTGATTTACTAAAATCTGCCCCTTCTTCTTTCATATTCTGTAAAAAATAAGCATATCCCGGGGCATTCGCTAATATTATTGCCCCCTCATTTATTTTTAATTTCATTTTTTCATCATCTATATCTACGATCTTTTCAATATCATTAAAATACTTATTTAAATGTTTTGGTGGATTATTTACTAATCCACTACCCGACCCTCCCCTTGATATATTAAAATGAATATGTTCTTTTAATGCTTCCTCCCTTAAAATATTATTCTTTTCTAAAAAGGATAATGTTTGAGTTTTTGCGATATAGTTAGACTTCGTTGGATTTACACCACTACCTACAAATGTTAAATTATTTACCTTTTGCTTATTAAAAAGGGTAAATAACCCCATATGAGTTATTTCATCATCACTCGCGGGGTCGTGTCCCGCATCATGAATACATATAATATTGTTCATTCATTTATATTCGCAACCTATCTTTAAGTTAGTTCATTTTAATTCGAATATATTTCAAAACAATATTTATCCATCTATAACCCACATTATCTACTGGGTATAGCCAACACTTGTATATTTGTTGGAATTTGGTTATTGTTCCGGTCATGTTACTTTTAAATATATCGTCCGCTATCCTCTTCGTTAAATCCGCATTTAATCTTGTAAAAACCATACACATAAATTCATTCACGGAACCTAGCCCTCCATACATTATTATTTCATCTTTTATTAGTGTCTCACATATATTACTTATATATTCATCAAATGTATCATACTTATAATAATCGAATATCTTTCTTTTACACGCATTACTACTCCTTAAGTTATTAACTATGTTAGTGTTTTTTAACAAGATAGTCCCATATTTCTCGGATATTCCATATTTTTGATAAAATGGTTCCATATTTTTATCATTCATTTACCACATCATATACTTATTCAATTTTATAAAAGTATTTATTCACTATATGGACCATAGTCATCTATCATTCTTTTTTTACTTTTATAATTTCCGTTAAATTTATATAAAACTTTGCTATCAAATTTTGTATATTTTATGCTTATCTTTATTATATAATAAATTATATTGCTATCTCTTGTAAATATACCTCTCAAAATCGGCAATTTTGATACAATCTGTATTGGATTATACTCTCTCCTTATTGAAAGCTTATTGGGACGCTTTTTATTTACTATTTCTGTCATATAATCCTTGAATTTTACAAGCCAATATATTACATCATCGGGGTCCTTCTTCTTATTATCTAATTCTGGAAATTTGGGTGTCGATATATAATCATCCGTTTTCAATAACTCTATTATCTGTTTTTGTTTTTCTGTCAATATATTATCCTTCATTTGTTTTATATATTCTATCATCTCTAGTCTCCTTTTTGTATTGTTTATAATTATTACCAACTTGGTTGAATAACTCTGTAACTCATTGAGCCATAAATGCCTTCTGTTTTGATACTCTTCTATCATATTATTTCTTTTTACAAAGTTTCTTTTATATTCTTCATATATTTCTATATGTTCATCCTCTACTAAATCTTTATTTATCTTTAATTTTACTACATCTATGTGTATATTCTTTACTAGCATATCTATATTATCTCCCAACATCTTTGTGTTTTCAAACGATATATTGTGTCTTATAGATTCTATTATACTATCCTTTATTTTATCTATATTGGCTTCCTTATAAAACGGTATCCCCGATATCTCCCCGTCATCATCCACTCCCATTATAAATGTTCCATTTATATCACTATTACAAAAACTAGATATATATTTGGGAAGTACATTATTAAAATAAAATAGCATTGTTTTATCAACACATATTGATAATTTATGATCCCACTTGTAATTCTCTAAAATGTCCTCCGCTTCCTCCGTCGAAATATCTAATTCAAAAAAACCCCGTATACAAACCGTTTTAAACTCCGTCTCTAGGTCTTCTCGACCATAAATCCCACCAAGCGTATCATTGAACATATGCGAGTCTTACGTCTTTAAATCATCTTATTCACCTTATTTATTATGTCAATTTTATTAAAAAAGTCTATTGCTTGATCAAATCGTTCAACAATTTCTGTATTTAATTTTTATTGTCGGCTTCCCCCCCTATGTTAATTCATATTTATCTACATTATGGATAAATTACATAATATCATTGACAAAAAGTTTTTAGATTTCTTATTCTTCTTTAAGAATTGTTTCTGTATCTTTGAAAATAAATAATTTATCCATAATGTTTCTAGTATTTCGTAATTCAAACGAGCCACCAGTTGAGGATATATTTCATTATCACACGTTTCTATTGTCATCGTCTTCTTTTTATGATACTCATTTTTATTATAATAAAAATTATTTACGATTTCGGTTAATATATTTTCTGCTTTACTTTGCCAGTGAATAATTCTTCGAATCGTTCCTAAATTTACTCGTATATTACGATTATACATGAAATGTATTTGATTTTTCGAATATAAACAGCCGAGTATAGATGTGTTCCTAATATGCGTTCGAAAGTCTTGTTTTGAGACGGAGAAGGACATCATACATAGAGTGGCTCTTTATAATAAGGAGAGAATATAATTAAATCAATTTTAAAGAATATATAATTAAATCAATTTTAAAGAATATATAATTAATATAAAAATATAAGATTAAATTATAATGATTCATTCTGTAATTGATAGATCAATTAATTATCCCGAAATAAGAACGTTAAATAATGTTGATTATGATTATAATGCGGCTGTATATGATGCTTTAATTTTAGGCACAAAAGTAATCATTGCGGTTGGTAAGGTGGTTCAAACATTTGTAGAAAAGAATGTTTACTATTATCCTATATATTTGATAAAGAGCAATAAGGTAGACATACAAATCGGGTTATATGAAATATTAGCAGACCAAGTACAAATTTATAAAGATAAGGATGGCGATATAGATATCCGTGATTTAGAACCATTAATCTATAGTTATGTAAATGTTGAATTTTTAAAAAGACCCGCCAAAGAGATATTAAAAGAACTCGTAAAAGAAAAGTCTTGGATTATTCCAGGTGTAAACGCCCTATATAAAGGACTGAAAGTTATCGTAAAAGAGGCACATAATGACGGCGAGTTACCTTATTTTACAATATCATTTGCCTCTGGGGATGAGAAACACACCACAATGGAAAATTTAGAAAAAATACCCATAGACAAAGAATCAGAACAAGAAGAACAAGAAGAACAAGAACAAGAGGGAGAAACAGAACAAGAAGAAGAACAAGAACAAGAACAAGAGGGAGAAGAAGAAGAGGGAGAAGAGGGAGAAGAAGAAGAGGGAGAAGAGGGAGAAGAAGAAGAGGGAGAAGAGGGAGAAGAGGGAGAAGAAGAAGAGGAGGGAGAGGATATTTTGCCAATACAAACGGAAGAAGAAGCAAAAAGAGAAATATCATTATATACAGAAAAGAAGGACGACGCGTGGATTAATAAATATATGAAAAGTGATAATTATACAATAGAGGATACTGGGGGGGACGGTGATTGTTTTTTCACATGTGTGATTGAAGGGTTAAAGGAGACGGGAGAAGATAAGACAATATTAGAGTTAAGAGAGTTATTAGTAAAAAATGCCAATCCGGACATTTTTAATCACTATAAAGAATTATATGATATGACAAGAAAGGAGTTATTAATGTCAAAGAAGGAATTATTAAATTTAAAGAAAGAGTATATTGATGTGGGAAATAAAATAAAAGCGTTCGGTCCGCCAGTTCAGGAGAATAAAGAAGAGAAGAAGACATTAATGAAAGAACATATTCGTTTAAAGAAAGGTCTAATACAATTAACCGAAGAAAGAAAGGCGACCGAAGGATTATATAAGGAGTATCAATTTTTAAAAGGGATTGACACAATAGAAGCATACCATTTATTATTAAGAACGAATCAATTCTGGGCAGATAGTTGGGCGATAAGTACAATAGAAAAGGAATTAGATATAAAAGTAATTATCTTGTCTCAAGAATATTATCAAAAGGGAGATGTAGCAAATGTAGTCCAATGTGGTGATATGATAGATGAAGATATGTTAAATGAAGAAGGTAATTTGGAGCCGAAACATTATATAATCGTAAATTATATAGGTGGGTTGCATTATCAGCTAATAAGATATAAAAATAAAGGAGTATTTAAGTTTAATGAAATACCATATCAATTAAAGAGTAATATAGCAGATAGATGTTTAGAAAATGAACGCGGTATTTATCCGGCAATACCGGGATTTAAAGAATTTGTAGATAAGGCAAAAAATAAAGAACAAAAGGGAGGATATTCATCGGGGTCAAAGCAAACAAGTATACTAGATAATTTATTATATGATAAAAATGGAGCCATTTTACAGATATATTCAAAATCAAATCCCGAACCATTTCCTAGTAGTGGGGCAGGCGAGAGTTTAGGCAATAGCCAACCAATAAACTTTATAAAATTGCGGTGTGATTGTAATAAGAATTGGAGAAGAAAACTATCAAATTTCTGGCAACAGAAATTTAATTTAGATGGAAAGGATTGGAATTCGGTACAACATTATTATGAGGCGTGTAAATTTAAAGATATGTATCCATCCTTTTATAATGAATTTGCGTTAGGGTCGGGTAGTGAGTTATCAAACATACCAGAAATGGCAAAAGCGGCCGGAAGTATAAATGGTATGTTTGAGGGTAGAGAGGTAAGACCCAAGAGTATAAAGATAGATAACCATTATTTTAATGGTAAGAATAAGGAGGCATTGCTAAAAGCATTAAGAGCGAAATTTAGAGACAATGATGATTTAAAAAGGATACTATTAGATACTGGAGATGCGAAACTACAACACTATGTACATAGGATGTCACCGGTAGAGTTATTAGATTTAATGAAGGTACGAAAAGAAATTAGGGATAATAAGTAGAAATATTAATCGTATGATTTTATATATGAGGAAATTAAAAGTAACCAAGGAAATCTCAAAGAGGATAGAAGATAATTTCAAATTAAAGGAAGTGATCACAACAAAAGAAAAGGAGATATATGAATTTTTATTACAGAATATAAATAATGGAAATGAATATTTTTTAAAAGAGAAGAAGAATCACAAAATACAAACCGGTTTAAAAACATTGATAGTTGATAAATATCACAAGGAGAGGTATGACCTCGTAGGGGGTAGATTTTTACCAGAACATATAAAGACCAATATAGAAAATAAAATAACACATATATTAAGATATTCAACACAAATAGGTTCTCATAAAGTGCTATTAGAGTTTGGGATATTAGATGAAGATGAATTAACCGATATAGATAAATATGAAGATTATACAGAATGGATATTTACTTGGTTACATTTTTGCTTTACACACACCGGGAATTCGTGTGTTGAGACCTTAAATATAAAGATATATTTATCAAGTATAAATAAAGTTTTGCCTGGGAATAAAACAAAAGTATTGGGACCAAGTGAGATAAATACCGGATATACATATCATTGTAAGGAAAATAATGAGATAGTAATATTTAGAAGCGAAGAATGGATGAAAGTTTTACTTCACGAAACGATGCATTGTTTTGGCTTTGATATGAGTTCACACGATATGCTTATAAAAAATACCTTAAAGAAATATTTTCCAATAAAAAGCGAATTCTTATTATCAGAGTCTTATGCGGAATTTTGGGCTAGAACATTAAATATAGTGTTTTATAATTATTTTTTACACAAGAAAAGAATAAATTCAAAGCGAATATTAGAGGACATAAAGTATGGGTTAGAAATCGAAAAATATTATAGCATATATCAAAGTAGTAAAATATTGGACTATATGAGTCTGGGATATGATGATATCGTTTGTAATAGTGAGAAAAATATATGTTTAAGACAAAATTTATATAGAGAACGAACAAATGTATTTAGTTATTATATACTGACTTCTATCCTATTTTTTGATTATGAAAGTGTTTTGATTTTCTTTAAAAAAAGCAATAAACATTTATTGAAATTTCATTCAAATCGTGAAAATATAGTATATTTTTTAAAGATGATAATAAAAAGGTCCAGAAATAAAAAGTATAGAACCCAAATATATAAAAGTCGTAATATGCTTAATAAATACGACGATTCATTACGTATGTCAGCATTTTGAAGTTGCTTTATAATAATATAACCCTGTATAATAATATAACCCTGTATGATAATATTATTATAATTCATTATTTGTTTGTTTAATTTACTTCGACGCCTCAACCGGCGTCGACGCTTCTACCGTATTCGACTCTTCAAGTGGCCTGCCCGCCTTCGCAAAGTGAGGACTCATATAACGTTGGAGATTGAAATAAGTTAGCTCATCACCCTGTTTCAACTTCAAAAGACTGGTTAGTTTCGCGTCAGCATTGATCTTACGACCATTTGCCTTATCCTGTAGACTATGTTCGCGGATATAAGCATTAATCTCGCGCGTGACAGATGTCCTCGCCATTTCTGTCCCCTTAGGCTTATCAAGGAACTGCGCCAACTCGTTACTAATTAGAGATGGCTTGGTAAATCCACTTGGAGAACGATTTCCAGCCTTGCGCTTCTTCTTGGCAAGTCCCTTCTGGGCAGCACGTAGCTCCCTACTGGCTTTCTTCTCGAGTGACCTAAACTCAGTCTTCAGGCTTGAGATATGCGTTCCTAGTTGCTGGAGCTTTGTCATAAATCCTACAAATTCTCCACTAAGAGCATCCAACCCGGATACTTCCTCCTTAACCTCCTCCTTAACTTCCTCCTTAACCTCCTCCTTAACCTCCTCCTTAATCTCCTTAACCGCATCGAGCTCCTTTATTTTTGGGTCAACCTTCTTAGCCGTCGTAGCCTTCTTTGGCGCCTTTGTCGTCTTTTCTACTTTTGCCTTAACCATTATACCCTATATTATAGTATCTTTTTTAAGTGTTTTCATACGCTAAAATATATATTGGATATATCTATATAAAAATGATACCAATAATCATCAATCAAACGAACAATTATCTCTAAATTGGAACGATGGATTCATATAACCAAGGATATGCGCCTGCCGCATCATGACTTACCAATGTGAGGGCACATAGCACGTAATTTGCTCCTAAACATTTACATCCATCATTTATTCCTCTTGATATTAAATTATCAATAATATCAAGGGCCTTTTCTCTTAATTCGTCAATTGGCATAATAGCCATTCGGTTATTTGGAACTAGACTACGAAAAGGGTCCCCCACCGGAGGACAAATCTCTTTTTTTGCTTGAATAGATAAGCCAGCCCTATATATCCAAATATCTACTGTTGTTCTTATAAATTTAACAAGAGATATTCTTCCTAAACTCCATAACCACATATGATTCGTTAAATTTCCAAGCAAATCTATTCTCTGGAATAATCCAATCGAACGCAATTCTAATTCTTTCTCAGCGCTCATTTTCTCTTCTTTTTCTTCGGTGTTAATAATAATTTCATTTAAGAAACTTGAATATAATATTAATTTATTTATATTCTTTTTTATTATTTTAGGTAATATACTTCTAGTATATGGGTTTTGAATATTATTCTTTTCTTTATTATTTTGATAAAGTTTATAGAGAGAATTAATATCAAACCCATAAATCTTACCGTCCTGATCACTATAACTAAAAAATTTATGTATTGGTACCTCTTTTAAATCTTCCATTGTTAAAAAGTCCGTGTCATTTACACAAATTTTCATATTCAAATAACCCGGTCCTCTTAGCCTTTTTACTTGCCGACATAAATAACATTTCCAACATTTCTGTATTTTTGATACAAAATATGTAAATCGCAAATAATTATATACTCTATTTACCAACTCATTTTTTGAACCCGAAACCTTTAACTTATAATGTTTACATATTTCTTTCATTTGTTTGACATTAAAATTCATATTCATTATATCATTATAATCCCGAGGTCTTAATATTTTAAAATCTTCGCACCGTACCTTCTCTCGCTTTGCCGATTGAGATAATAACTTCGTCGAGTGTCGTCTCAAACATCTCATTAAAAGATTATTATCATTATTAACTACTTCATTCGTTTTTAATTCTCTACTTCTTAAATTCATGTTATTTATATCTCTTTTCATATACATATATTATATATATCTTTTCAGGTCGTTTTTTTAAATCTTCTTCACATCACAAAAACAAAATTATGTTTTTCTAATAGGTCTTTGATATCATCGCCATTCTCCTTATTCTTATTAAATAATGTATCTAGTTCTATATTATCATTATCAATATCTACCTCCCTTAAATTATAAATGTTAATGATTTCTTGAAATTTATCCACATCTTTTATATATTTTCCATCTTTTAAAAGATAATCTATAAATCTTTCACTATCATTGGAATCCAGATAATTTTTGTATGTATCAATACATTTATAAAGATTCATATTATCTATACTATAATCATTCGTAGACATCGCGCAAATTATCTTAAATATATCATCTGTTAATTCTAATTCATTTAATATTTTATTATAATCATACATTAGCAATGTTTCACCCAGCATACTTAGATATCTTAATACTCTAGGACAACCGTAAGCAAACATATCACTATCATCCGTTAGACAAGCATATGCTTTTCCATCCTTTACTAGATTTGAACATAATGCGTCCGCCTCACCTATAGCATCTATAAATGGTATGTTTTGATATGTTAATAGAGTTTTTATGTCGACATAATCTTGATTCGTAATTCTTATCATTTCCCTTTTTAATTTTCGTATTTTTTTATAATCATTATTCGATACACCACTATTTAATTGCTCATTCTTTAATATATCGTAATCCTTTTTTGCTTTCTTTCTATCCGTATTTCGTTTATTTATTAAATTCATTTTTAAATGTGGAGTCTTTCCATCAAAAATATATACCGGTTTTATTTCATTTCTAATAAATAAAGAATTTAACATAAATATACCCTCTATCATATTCCCTTCTGACTTATACCTATACATATATATACTCGCATCTATAACTATAATCTTATTTCGTAACATAAATAAATCCATTTTTTTTACCGAACGTTTACAATTATTTGTAATATATCGGTTCAAACCGCGGATACCCATTTTAACACTTCTTTTTATAATATAATTATAATCAATTTTTGAACTATATCATAATATATACTAAATCTTAATATTTGCTACAGACACTTCTCTATTATTTAATACCGGACATATCTCCGGTGATAATAATTTGATTATATCAAAGTTCCTTGTCTCTAAACCCGAACAACAATTAAATATAATGTCCGAATCATATGTGCTTGGTTTTGATATTCTTAAAGTAAATAATCGCGGTTTGCGAATTGTATCAATATCTATTACCTTTCCCTTGACCCACTTATGACCTTCTAAATATTGTATCATTTCCCCCCTCTTTATAAATTGATTCTTTCTTTCATTTATCACCATGCATACATTCTCTCTAATTAATTCCTTATGGAATATCATTGTAGTATATTATTCTATATTTTTATTTATTAATACCCATTTAATGTTCTTTAACTGTTCCAACTCAAATTTCAATTTATTTATCTCCCTTTTTATTAAATCGCTTTCCCTCACTTCAGGATAATAATGCCTATATACCCTGTTTCCGACCCAATATGTCCCTTGAGCGGAATATCCTACCAACATCATCGGTGCATTAAAAAATATCATCTCTATTAAACTACCCGCCATCGCATATATCATTATTATTATTATTATATATTATATCTTTATTTATAGCCCCTCCCTGTTTTTGTATTTTTGTATTTTATGTATTTTTTGTATTTTACATCATTTTTTATAAAATTGATTTAGAGACAATCTACAAATATAGTGTAGTTGAAATGACAGGAAAGAACGTGAAAAACAATATGATTATTTCGGGTGTTACCTTTACCCCAGATACGGATGTCAAATATGCCAAATCAAAGATTAACAAATCTGGCGGTAAAGCAATTGGTATCCTTAACGCACACAGTGATTCTATCCTAAATATCAATACTCCTTTGATGAAGACCTGGGGTGTTAATGAGTGGATTGATGAAGCTTCGGGTAAAAAGTCGTATGATATTGTTCTACAATTTAACAGTGACGGTTATCAAACTGATGCCGAGAAGAGTTTTCTAAAAGCACTTCATGGTTTCTCCGATAAAATCAAGAGTGATGCTGTATCAAATAGTAAGGAATGGTTTAATAAAACTAAAATGTCACCCGAGGTTGTTGATGCCCTCTTCAACCCGGTATTGAAGTATCCTAAAAATCCTGATACTGGCGAACCGGATCATACCAGGGCACCAACGTTTAAAATTAAGCTAAATTATTGGGATGATAAGTTTGATGGAACAGAACTTTATGATATGAATAAGTCTTTGATTTTCCCAGATGATAATGGCAGTACTTCTCCCATCGACCATATTACGAAGGGTTCGCATACCGCTGTAGTAATCCGCTGTGGTGGTCTTTGGTTTGCAAATGGTAAGTTTGGTGTAACATGGAAGTTGGTTCAGGCAATCGTAAAGCCTCGTCAAAGTTTGGCGGGACAATGTCATATTGACTTGAGCGACCAAGAACGTCGGGTGCTTCACGAACAGGGCGATGATTGTGAGGATGATGCGGTCGTTTCTAAACAAGAAACGAATGATACCGACGACGAGGATACAAAAGAAGCAGAAGAAGTCGTCGCAGAAGCAGAAGCAGAAGCAGAAGAGGAAGGAACTGCTCCGGAACCACCAAAGAAAAAAATTGTTAAGAAGGTAAGGAAGAAGACCGTATCTAGCGAAGCTTAATATTAAATAAATATTGATTAAATAAATATTGATTAAATAAAATGATATTACTTTAATTTTTTACTTCATTTAATTATTTTTACTTCATTTAATTATTTTTACTTCATTTATTATTTTTACTTCATTTAATTATTTTTACTTCATTTAATTATTTATCTTAATCGGTTAAATAATTAAATTTATATGAAACACCACATCACTGATATTGCTAATATCAAGAATATTGCGTGGATTTATTCGGGGAATTCCTCTTCCTTTTATTCTATACGTTTGATAATGTTTTATTTTTAATTCGCCATAGTTAATTTCAAATACTTTCTCACACATTTTATAGATAAATGGGGTGTCTATATTTGTATCGAGACTTATATCTATTTTAATATGCAGGTCATTATTCTCGTCTAATAACATGTTCTCCGGCAAATCTAAATCATTTCTTATTATATATGTCTTCTCTTTTATATTAAAAATAACTTCCTCTTGCCATAATGGTACATAAATCTCTACATCGTCTTCTTCTAGTCGTAAACAATATACATCCATATTTAATATATTGTCCACATTAGGATTTAATATTATCACCTCGTCTTTTTTCCTTTTCTCTTCTAATATTCTTTTTAATTTATTTAATATATCTATATCGATGCCCAATGTGTCTTTGTATGTGTCGCAATAATTTAATACTTCATATACGGTCTCATTATCAATTCGATCTAATATACTTTTATACATATCTATATTTAATTTATTTGATAAATTATCTGTGAGAAGACTAAATAAATCGCTATCTATATTTAATCTCTTTTTTAAAAGACCCATAAATGATGTTTTATCATCTATGTACACACCTTCACCCGATTTTACATTATTATTTTCATCTAAATATTTACTTAATAACTCAAATGAATTTTGTATATCTTTAAATCTTTCGGTTGCACCAATCTCTTTATTTTTATCCGGATGATACTTTAATGCTTCTCTATAATAGGACCTTTTTAAACACTTCTTAGTAAAAGGAACCTTTACACATAGTAAATCGCATGATAAATTAAAATCCATAAATTTTCGTTACTAAATATAATAAATAATTCTCTAAATGATATATTGGTCTATAATTATTATTATATTGCTGTAAAAATTTTATTAATTCTATATATACTCCCCCCATATCTTCTTCCTTTATCTTATGATTGCTTATTAAATCAAACAATATATACCATAAACATTGGTACACATCCAGATTGTATATAAATAAATTATATATATCATTCCTAAACTCTTTCAAATCTAACCCCTCTAAATTTAATATACTATCTAATATTTTCTTACAAATCGGTTTATTAAAATTATGCGTCGATTCTACGAATAGCAAATTCTTTATATTTGATATATTGTCTAATTCTATATCTGTTGCCACCTTTACTATTGTATTGTAACTCTTTCTGGATGGTCTTGGTATCCTTATTAATTTACAACAATTATAAATATTATTTGGTAGAAATCCCAATGCCTCCGTTAATAATATAAATTTAATATCTATTATATTCTTTACCTTTTGCATATAACTATAAAATGTCTCTAATAAATCATTATTTATATTATGAAAATTCTTTACAACTATTATTCCTACCTTACTATCCGGACGTGCCAATATTATATCTACGATATTTGTATATATTTCATTCCATAATAGTTTTGAATTACAACCAAGCAACTGGACATCTACCTCAAAATGTATATCACTTATTTTAAATATATAGTCACTTTTATTAAATGTTATTGTTATTCTTTTCTCATACTTTAACTCACTCGGGCTATATCTCTTTATACATTTTAACATCTGCGTATATTTTCCCACCCCGCTTGGACCATAAAATATTACATTCTTTAATTCATTTATCTTCTCTGGAAAATCATCATATGTAATATTTTTATGTAACGATACTCTTTCACATTCCTTTACATATTCGTCAAAATGGTTATCTATTAATAACATTTAATTAATATATATCTTTCTATTTAAATTTAATGCTTATTTATTAATTATATCATTTATGCACCAATTAAATGAACTCGTCCATAAATTTAAAAATAATCTTACTACCCACCCCACGATTTCCACCCTTTGGATTCATTTTTTACAAAAAAAGATTGATAAATATCAAGAATTAATTATAAAAGCACACCAGTGTCTTAATAATCTAAATGACACACACGACTTATCTATTGAGCAAATTATTCTTCTTCATTCTTTAATTTCCCCACAAAATACTTAGCATTCTTATTCGTATCTATTATATTTCTAACATCGGTCACCACTATCCCCCAAGGTGTCATGCTCCCATATTTATACTCGCTTATCTTCTTAAAATTCTCCTTAATTAGTCTTATAAAGTTCTCTCTATAGGCCAACACTTTTGTTATACTTCTTATTTTAACCGTATTATCTTCCAACCTTTCTTCTTCTTCTAGAATTGTGCGACACACTATTCCCCCATTATTATAATATATACCATCACACACTAAATCCCCATAACCTTCAAATATATCTGATAAGTGCCAACTTATATTCACCTCTTTATTCTCTTTGTTATAAAGAAATTTTAAATAATCTATATTATTTTTCATTTGACAAACATATAATTCCTTACTTTCTACATTTGTATTCGGGTTTATCTCATATTCTCCACCCACCAAGATATCATTCTTATATCTCTTTTTAAAACTATTACTATCCACTACTATATTATATCCCCAATATGTGGCACGTTTAGTGCTATGCTGTTGATACCAAACCCTACCACGTATTATAGTCTCTCTCTTACCCGAATCCATTAATATTTGATAAATAATACCATAATTATTATAATCTATTTTGCTATATCCTATCGTCTTTAAATTTGACAAATACATCTCCACCTGACTTATTATAAAACATATCGATAAACATACATTCGAATCTGATAATGCTTCTTTATATTTATCTTCAACTATCCCAGATATAATATTTACATCTATTGGATCCTCATCTATTCTCTTTATGAATTCTTCACTTGAAATATTCTCATCCATATTATTTATTTCACACGCTTTATTTGTAATTGACGACATTACACCTACTAAATAAAAATTATGTGAAAATATCTCGGTATAACTTTTTATTGCCAATATTTCTGCCACATTATTGTCTTCCTGAACGAACTCTTGTCTCATCATAAATATAATATTTATATATTGTATTTATACTATTCAATTTTAAGACATATTACCTCCCCTTTTTAAAAGATACTCTACTTGTTCCTCACATAAACATAAACATCCCCCCGAAGACGAATATTGACTTGTACCACAACACCTCGGCGAAGATATGTTATTTGAAAACATCGTTAGACCCGGAAATGAAGGCGTCTTTCCACAAATATTATGATTATACATATTATCTCTATCAAAACCTTCTATTAGAGACCCATTTATATATTGACTCGCGAGACATAGTAAAAGCGTCGACACTAAAAATAATATATATTTATATTTATATTTTATTACTAACATTACTTATATATAAATAACTATATATTTTATTTTACACCCTTGAAAATTCTAACAACTTCATCCTACCCCCGATTGGCCGTTTCACATCCTCTCATTTTTAAGTTTCAAGGGCATAAATACTGCTCTAAACCACTATTATAGTCATACACACAAACATCATTTATATTAAAATATCCTTTATCTGTTACTAAATTATATAAATATTTTGAACCGTTACATCTATCCCCATCCAATGTATCTACATTTATATTTTCCATATTTTCCATATTTCCCACCGACTTTATTAACACATTACTACTACATTTAATGGTCGTTTCTGGTGATAAATTATATTCTCTTATTGAAATCATATCCTTTATATCTATCTTTACGGTCGAATACACCCTTTCCCCACATTTTAACACATCATTTACTTCTACATCTTTTAACAATATACTTCTTCCATCTTCTAATTCAATCATAGTATCATCTGTAAAGCCTACATCTAAATTAGAATGTATATCTGATAAATTAATATCTCTAGACTCCTCATTGCGTATACTACTATTCTGTTCTAAATAATATAAATCCAGGTTATCTAATTCATCCCAATCTGTAAAGATATGATTCTTTATTGGTATATTCTTGGTTGTCGTGTTAATACAATATAACAATTCTTTCCTGTAATCTTCTACTAAAATGCTATCTGGGTGATCTTTTACCTTTATTAATCCAAACGTACTATGATATACTTTATGTTCTCCCGTTACTAATATTCCATCCAAATTATATAACATCTGGTCTCTCGTTGCTGATATAAATGTCGCGGTCACTCTACCACCATCTATTAACTCATCTCCATTTTTTAAATTACTTATCTTCTTCTTCCTCCCGTTTTTTAATACTATCTCTGTATCCTTATCAAAACACGTTGGTATTCCCGGTAAACCGCTCGATGATATTTGAAATACTTTCGACATAAACATTTGTAACATAATTGTCAATGATAATTGGACGGTAAAAATCGCCATGCCTACCGCCGCCAACTCCCACCCAAATGGTATCCATAATAATGCTACTAATATACCGAATGCTATCCACAATATATCTATCACATGATTAATCACAAATGTCATCGTACTTTTCATATTTAAATATAATGATAATGCCGTATATAATCCCGCGATTAATGCACCCACCGATTTATTAAATATAATCCTTATCTGGATCATTAATTCTATTATTGGTAACATTAACGCCACTATACTCGCATATATCTGTTTTACGATATTACCTATACTCTTTCTAATCTTTAAAAATGTCGACCTTATATCATTTACTACCGAAACAAACTCCTTTAATGTAGTTTGGATTATTTCAACCAAATAATTCACCGGTTTGAAATAATATCCCGATATATGTTTTAATATATCATTCGTACATCCATAAAAGTTTTTTATAGTATATTCTATACTTCCTAATCCAGAACCCTCATTATTTATAAACCCCGCAAACGGTAATACACGAGGGTCACATCGAGATTGTATCCAATTCTTCCTTAAATACCCTGTTTTCGATATTATCCAAAAATACGCCTGTAATAAAAAATATAGTATTAATATGATTATCACTATAAATATCTCTTTTCCATGCATATCACTATATGTTGCTCTTTTTGAAAAATCCGTGATATTATCTAAACTCATATATATTATTTATAGAATAATATATACTTTATCCCTCATATCCTCCCATCTCTTTTCTTACTCTATCTATCCATACGTTATTCCTTAACCTTTATTTCGTCAAATATTTATCTTCTCTAATGTTTCCTCCGCCAAATTATCTTCCCAATCATGAAACATACGTCTACCCAAACGGATTATATGATTCGATGTTATTAAACACGATAGCGTCTTCGATTTGAAATTTGGTTTTAAAATCGCATCACCATGTTCCTCGATTTTAATAAATCTATGACGCACCTTGTCATAGATTAAGTGAGAACCTGTTACATAGATTGGCTCATTATCTTCTCCCCCCGATATTTTATAAAAACTCTCCCTCTGTTTATTATTTAAATCCAGATTGCTTATATTCATCGTTGCTAATACAACCCCTCCATCATACATCTCGGCATTTAACTGTATATCTTTCATTTTTACATAACTTTCATCTTTTAATTTTACTAAAGTATCTGGATGAAAACATAATGCCCGCATTATCGTCCCGGGAGGACCTTTCCATATACTATTACTTGTCATCATTACACTACTGAGTGTGAAAATTTGAACCACCAGTATTGCTATTAATCGTTGGAACATATCTTTTATATTTATAATCATTCTTTCAAATTCTATCATTATCCCATAAAACACGCCAAATATATCTTTTGTTAGAGATGATATTAATGTACGCATTTTTAAGAAAAACGCTCTTACATCGTTTATTGATTTCCCCAGTGATGCACCCGTCGTTGACATTAACCCTAAAGTATGATGTAATGGTTTTAATAAATGACCCATATATCCCGCCTGCATTGTCTGGATACAACTTGTAAAATTCTTCTCCACATCATATCCAAAAAATGATACAAATGGTATTACCATTGGAGAACATCTATACTTCGGCCAATTATTCTTTATATCCTGAACATTTGATATTATAAATGATAAAAATATCGTTATCAAAAATATTATAAATATGTAAAGAGACTTTAATATATCAACCGACCTCATAATAAATTATATTGTTATTTTATTGTAAACATTTATTACCAATAAATATTTATTACCAATAAATATTTATTACCATCTACTTTATCTTCTTATTCTCCCTTTTTACTCTCTCTCTCTATCTCTTCTTACCCTTCTTCTTACTCTTACTCTTACTCTTACTCCTCGTACTCTTATTCCTCTTACTCTTACTCTTATTCCTCTTACTCTTATTCCTCTTACTCTTATTCCTCTTACTCTTATTCTTTATCGCTTTACTTCTCCTTCTTCCACCACCTATCGTTCCTTCACAACCTTGTTGTAAATTATCGTGTTGTGCGTCTACCACTGTCTTGACCGCATGTTTTACCGCATTCACGGTGGCTTTATGTGGGTCATTTCCAAAATTGTCTGGTCCAGGATGACTACCACTATGTATTTCATAGTATTTAGGGTTGGTTCCGCTACTACAATTACTTCCTCCGTCGATAACGCGGGATTTACGAGTAGAAACGCGGGATTTACGAGTAGAACCCCCAGAAGTCCGCCCACCGATCCCATTTGCGTTTATTTGTTGAATGGACGCCTTCTGCGTCGCCATCATTGCAATATTTCCTGGGTCAATATCTCCTTTCGTTGATGGGGGTGCTAAAATTCTAGACACTTCGCTAAGTGTATGAGTGGTCATTATATAAATAATGATTAAATTAATATAATAAAAATATTTTAATATAACATATTAAAATGAATCCGGCTGAAAAAGAGAGTTTATCTAAAATGATAAAAGATAATAACGTACAAGATAATACCGAGAATATTAGAAATAATAAACACTCTCAAAATATTAAAAACGATATTAATAAATTTATGACTTTAAAGAAACAATATTCTAGACTTGCTAAAACGAATAAAGAATTATTTAAAGAAAAGGCAATAAATCAATGTAATTTTTTACACACGAATTATCCTAATATATTTAATAAATTAATTAATAACCAATTAGATTTAGCGATTTTAAATAAGTTCATCTTCTTTCTAAATAAGGTGGAAAATGGGGAATTAGACCAACATACCGCTTCATATGAAATAGGTAAGTTGTTAAAGAAGCATTATATAGATACAAAATTGGGAGAAGATAATCCTAAAAATGAAAACGACAAAAGGACTACTAAAAATATATCTTGGAAAGAATATAAAATAACGTAATTTAAAAAGATTGATATGACCTAAATCATCGAAAATGAAAAGCAATGAGTTCCTTAGTGATCGTAGAATCGCCCGCGAAATGTGGCAAAATAGAGAAACTCTTGGGTCCCGGATATAAATGTGTCGCCAGTTATGGACATATTAGAGAATTATCAAATTTATCACAAATTGATATTGAAAATGATTTCGCCCCAACATTTAGAATTAGTGATTCAAAAAAGCAACAAGTTAATAATATACGCAGACTAATTAAGGATGCGAAGGAAGTTATTTTAGCAGCAGATGATGATAGAGAGGGTGAGGCGATTGCGTGGCATATTTGTGACACATTTAATCTCCCGATTAATAAAACCAAGCGTATAATTTTCCACGAAATTACAGAAACAGCACTAAAAAATGCAGTAAAAAACACCACATATTTAGATATGAATAAGGTTAAAGCACAACAGGCACGACAGATTTTAGATATTATTGTTGGATTTAAAATTTCACCTATACTGTGGAATAAAATTTCCTATAAAACGAAATCTTCTTTATCAGCAGGTAGATGTCAAACCCCGGCTTTAAAATTGGTATATGATAATCAAAAAGATATTGATAATTCTCCGGGAAAAAAAGTATATAATACTACCGGCTATTTTACATCGCTAAATTTACCATTTATTTTAAATTTTAATCACGAAAATGAAGATACTATGTCTACATTTTTAGAGGATTGTCCCGATTTTAGTCATATCTTTACTCTCGGCAAAGACCGAGATGTTTCCAAGAATCCACCTACACCTTTTACTACAAGCACTCTTCAACAAACATCCAGTAATAATTTCCGCTATTCTCCAAAAAAAACGATGGAAATTAGCCAACGTTTATATGAAGCAGGTCTAATTACCTATATGAGGACTGATAGCACAACTTATAGCAAAGATTTCATCGAAACCGCGAAAGAGGCTATTAAAAATAAATACGGCAATGAACATATACACATTGATATCGACCGTCATAGCGAACGCAGGGTAACTTCTCCCAAAAAGAAAAACTTAAAAAAAGGCACCAAAGAGCCCGAAAGCACGGCACAAGAAGCACACGAAGCTATACGTCCAACTGATATCAGCGTAGAAGACATTCGTGATTTAGATATCGGGGAGTTTGATAAAAAATTATATTCACTTATTTGGAAGAATACTATCGAAAGCTGTATGGCTCCCGCCAGCTATAAGGGAGTTACGGCTTCTATTACCGCGCCAGATAAATATTTATATAAGTTCTCTACAGAACAGGTTGTGTTTCCCGGTTGGAAAATTGTTGGAGGTTATGAGAAGGTATCTCATGAATATGCATTTATTCATAATGTAAAAAATAATTTTGAAATGAAATTTAATAAAATTATTTCTAAGGTTAGTATCAAAGACCTTAAAAGTCGATTTAGTGAGGCTAAATTAGTTCAACAACTTGAGAAGAAAGGCATTGGACGACCTTCTACCTTCTCATCCTTAATTGACAAAATTCAGGTAAGAGAATATGTAAAAATTATGGATGTTCCCGGCAAAGAAATCTCGTGTATTGATTTTGAATTAGAAGATTATAATCTCACCGAAAACATCAATAAAAGAACCTTTGGCGGAGAAAAAAATAAACTTGTTATACAACCCGTCGGTATTTTAGTTATTGAATTTTTAGTAGAGCATTTTGATAATATATTTTCATATGATTATACTAGTCATATGGAGGCGCAATTAGATGAAATCGCAAAAGGACGCTATATATGGCACAACTTGTGTAAAAGTTGTTTAGATGAAATAGATAAACTGTCACACAATTTAGTTGGTTCTATCGATGATAAAATTAAAATTATTATTGATGATAAACATACATATATGATCGCTAAATATGGTCCTGTTATTAAATTTACCGATGGAGATAAAACCACCTTTTATCCTGTTAAAGAGAACATTGATATCGATAAGTTAAAACGAAATGAATATAAATTAAAGGAACTTATACAAGAAAAAATTAGTAGTGGACGTATTTTAGGTACACATAAAGACAATGATATTATTTTAAAGAAAGGTAAATTTGGAGCGTATATCGAATATGGCCTCAATAAAAAGTCGGTGTCTATCGATAAAACATTTGATGATATCGAATTTAGTGATATTGAACATTTGTTATCACAGAATACTAATTCAGGTGTAATAAGAAAGATTGATGAACAGTCTTCTATTCGGTCCGGTCAATATGGAGACTATATATTTTATAAAAAATCCGGATGGAAAAAACCCAGATTTTTAAAACTTGGACCATTTATTAAAGAACACGGCCCAAATTCATATAAAGAATGCGCCATTCGTTTAATTCAAGATTTTATTCACACCGAATATAATCTATAAATATCCCCCCCCAATACAATCCATGCCTCTTCTAAGGTGACTCTATGTATATTTATTATTATTAACACCGGAAATGTTATACAAGATATCTCTATTTATTCTTTGTATTATTTGTATTATTTTTTCACCCAATACTACTATACACTTATATAATTAGATATAAATAGTGTCTTTTTATTATTTTATTATTTTATTATTTTATTATTATAATATAATATGGTAAAAATCTCTCAAACTGGTGGATATATTACCTGGCTTAATAGAAAAGGTATAGATAATACATTCATTGGCACAACCGAAGATGGTCGTTTATTTTATGATTTCCATAGATATCAAAATTATGAAGCCAACATTTTACAAATATTTAGTGAGCATAGAATAATTATACCAAATCAAGGTATATTAGATGCGAATAAAAGATTAAAAGGGTTTCCACACTGGTGGTATGGAATAAATAAGCTCCCATTTAATAAAACATTTATCGAATGTTTAAAGCAATTATATAACATGGTTAAGGAAGGAAATAAGCATGCCGAAAGAGACCTAATACAAATTTTTTCCAATATTGAAGAAATAAATAAACAAAGAAACAACCACGCAAATTGGAGTGATAGATTTTATAATAATTTGACTAGAAACCCAAAAACACAACATAAGTATATTTTAGACTCTGTCCGTAAAAATCATTTTCCACCCCCCACCTCATATAATATTTTTCATAAAATTAAACGACGAGTATCTTCTTTAAAATTGTCCTCTCAAGACTTTATACCTCCATCATTGCAAAACCCCTCACATAAAACTAAAACTAAAAGATATAAAAGCCGTCATAGTATGTCAATAGATGATTCTTCTAAAAACTACTCAATAAAGAAAAGACGATTGGAAGATAGTAAAGGGGGCGGATTAAAAAGGACAAAACGAAAAAGTACAAAACGAAAAAGTACAAAACGAAAAAGACAAATTAAATATAAGAACCTCAAAAATAAACGCACTAAAAAAAGAGTAAATAAAAGAAAACATAGAGGTGGCTCTGGACTAGTATCTACGATCGTGCCAGTTGGAGATTCCTTGCCAGAAATGAATATAGGCCCCCCCGAAAAACCCATTACCCACACGGGTGATATGCCCACCACCCCAACCTTTATAGGTACAAACCCCGATAATATTTTATTGGGGAACATTAAGACCGAATTAGAGAATTCCGGCAAAGTTCCATATGTATTTATAATTACCGCGCACGGTATAACTTTACCCAAAGAACCATTATTATATACCCAAAACAATTCTATAATCGTTCCCAGCAAGCAACAACAACTTTTGCCTCAGGTTCCATTCCTCGAAAAACATATATCTTCTCCAGGCGGCATCGTGCAAAGCATATTAAGAATAAACCACCAAATATATTCTCTTGAAGCCAACCTAAAAGTTTTAATAGATAATCACAATCCAAAATCGGGTAACGAAGTATTCCACGATCGACTAACACAACTTGAAGTAAGCACAAATAAATGCGTGAAACGTTCATTCGCGGCAGATAACTATATTAGAGAACAAAGTGCGAAAGAATCTCTTATGAATGAGCTCTCCCGATTGATTGAAGAATCCAAAAAACTATTAAAACTATTAAATGAACAATCTACCACAACAGGACAAGTCGTGAGTATACCCGATAAAAAAGATATGAATCGTCGGTTCCTTGATGCGAAATTTATTGCTAATCAAACTAGCCTGATGGCTGGTTTTTATTTGGAAAAACGACCCGGGCAAATAACAAGACCGTCAAGTCATTGGAACAAAGACCCCGCAACGGGGTCCAAATTTAATTATAAAGTTTTTCAAGACGAAACGATGGAAGGGGAGTTTGTGAATAAGTTATTCGATTTTTTTATAGAATTTAAAACTGCACCGGATGATAATATTGTTGTTTATGAGGAGGATGGTACTTTGATATCCAAATTTGATAGTATCGGGCGGTCAACATTTAAACTAAGCGAATTTATTCAAATTCTTAAATTAGAAAACACCATAATTTTATTACAAACATGTAGTATGTCATTGCCTTCGCAATCTCTTCCATCTTCGCCATCTCCCCCATCTTCGCCATCTCTTCCATCTTCGCCATCTCCCCCATCTTAGCCGGGTCCTCCACAATTCACCTCCAGAAACATTCGCATACAATAAATATCGTCGTATGAGAAGCTATTGAGGGGAAAGGGATTAATCCGCGACCACCTAAAAGTTTTTATAGATTATAATACATTCAAATCTTATAATCTATAAACACGTAAAAAATATAATTATACATTTAATGTTGCAGGCAATCTAATATTGTAATTTCTTGGTATTTCATTTTGAAGACTATTAAAACCTATGACAAAGGAAAACTCGTGATTTTTGAAATCTACTAAAGTTCCATCATGATACCTAAATTTAAATTTTAGTTTTGATATCTTTTCTATTGGAGGATTATAAATAGAAATGTTATCTAGAGTATTATTTTTATCCAGTATTATTTCATTGTATGGCGCGGTATTAATTGATAATTTAGCAAAAAAAGCATTTACTTTACCACTATAATTATTATTATATAAATTATCTGTTCGCGAGGTTAGACAAGATAATTCATCTATAGTATTATATTTATCTAATTCCATATAAATATTCTTATTCTTAAACATTACAATAGGATATGAAGCAGTAACTACATGCGCTTTAACACCGGAAAGATCATTCGTATATCCAAATTTAAAATTCCCATGAAAAACAGATTGGTACCTCTTTTTATCAAATCCTAAATTATAACCTAATCCCCAGTCAGAACAACGGTTAAATACGTCATAATTATTTAAGCCACACACATCATCATAACTCGACTCTTCGTCAAACATTAGTGAGAAGCCAACACTATGGGTGTGTAAAATATATATTTTATTATTAACAGCATTGAATTTAACCAGAAATTTTATTGACCCCGTCTGATTGGTAACATCATTCATTTTATTTTCTAATTCTATTGCTAAATTCGGTCCCTCATAAAAACCTTCATCTATCGTGATTGAATATATATTACCAGATACTTCAAATTTCATTTTAGTATTTTTATTTTGATCTGAAAAAGTATAGAAAACGATGGGCAACGTTACCGAAGACAAAAATATAGATTGGACGTCGGTCAATGTTTGTGGTAATGTAATTTCAAAATTATTATTCTTGGGCCATTTTAATACATCTCTATCACTGCTATAAATATTTACGAATTTACGATTTAAACTATACACATGTTCTCTTGGAATTAATGTATTATTCATAATAAATATATATATATGTTATATATTTATTTTCCCATTATAACATAATATGAATATTTTACCAAAAGTATTTTTTCTAACTCTATTCATTTTATATATTATAGCCAGATACGTTTACATCTCCGGGTCTAAAGATTATTCTCATATAGATTTTACACTTGACGGGGTCGATTACAATATGCCACACGAAATTTACTATGATAAAAATAATGATTATCAATATATTAGTGCGAATATAATCGACTATGACCCAAAAAAAGATTTATTCACAATAATGTTAATTGATGCTACCGGTCAACATAGTAACAAACTTCAGGTAACCAGAGACAAGATAAAAACATTATCGGGCGAAAAATATATTTATTATCCTATTAAGAGTCATAATAGAGGGAATGAACTTATCGGGTTTTATTCATCTATTATAGCATTTTTATTATGCTACATATATATATCTTTCTCTATACTAAACGAAAATACTTACCGTAAAATAATAACAAACACAATTCAATTTAATTCGGTTTATTCAACGATAATTCATGAATATTCTCATATGTTTTTACAAATAGTTTTACTAATGACGCTTATTTGTTTTATTTATTTCTATAAAGATAAATTTAATACTTATTCATTTATAACAAAAGACTGGCATAGTATAAATATTATATTAACCGTACTGAATATATATTTATTTTGTGTTTATCAAACACCTATATCCAGCATTGAAACTAATTTAAATCGAATGTTTCCAAAAATTGATAACTCCCAGATTATCAATGTATTAATAACGATTTCGGGTATGTTAATGTTAATGAATACTATTAGACATTATGCGTTTCACGATAACTATCTTGGTTATTATCCTTATGGTTTAGCATTTATTACAATCGGGTTGTTAATAAAATATATATTTAGTGGCGTTTTAAAAAACCCGCATATTGTTTTTTCGGCAATTTGTTTGATATTTAACGTCTATCATACTAATAGTTTACAATATGATATTTTCTTTACATTACTAGGTTTTAACATTATAAATATAATTTCATATTTGTTAAATTATAATAAATACAATTATCGGCATATAATATCAATTACCCTATGTTGCTATTTAATTATATTATTAAAAAACACCGGCGATGATTTCGTTTATAAAATGACAAGTGGATAAATTTTATATTCATTAATATATAATAATGAATTCAATTCTAAAAAAAGCCATCGAAAATAATAAAGCTATGTATATTAAAATTTTATGGACCGGATTTATTGTATCGTTTCTAATTAATCTGCTGTTTACAATTTATCCCGAAGGCATTAACAGGAATAGTGACAAAAAATACTATAAAAACGAGCAGATACAAAAATCTCACGAACAGACCCATGCCTGTCACGAGACATATAGCGCTATTATGTCTAAATTATCTAGCACATTCGTTATGTATTGTGTTTTATTATTTTCAATTATACACCTGTTTCTACAGACAAATAATCACGAAGCGGCATTTATTACATTCGCATGTACTACACTAATGATAGTTTCTTTAATAGGCGTTCTAATCGGTAAAATAATCATTCATAAGAAACATATTTTAGTATTTAAAAAAGACGAAACCGCCATGTTCTTAAATATTATCTCTTGGTTCTCACAAATATTGTTAGCAATAACAATATTCTTATTTAATAATAAGCTCTTTAATTTAGATGTCTTTAATGAAAACAACATTGGAAATTATATGTATATAGTATATTTTGTGTGTTCCTTAATTGTAGCAACAATATTTGGATTAAATTATTCCCTTTTTAAAGTATTAGATAATAATGTCACCGATGAGAATTTATGTAATTTTTATTCTTGAATACATAGAAATTTATAGGTTAATCCTATCGCATCTCCACTATCCCACAATCCGGATATTTTTAAAAGGACTTTTATATTAGTGTTAGTGATAGTAGTATTATTTACAATCTTTAATATTCCGCTTTTTAATTGTTCTCTAAGTTTAAAAATTATTTTACGCGGACCAATATTATATTTGCGATTGCTATTGCTATTCAAATAAGATAATAATATCTGTCTTTCTACGTCAAATAATTTATTTAAAATGGTAGCATTATCTGATAAACTAAAATAACATTTATATTTCGCATAGTATCTATCTAGAGATGTCGATGTTAGACCAAATATTAAATACATCCCATTGGTTACAATATCTTCGTTTGAATAATTTATTCTTACAAAATTACTATTATCCATTACTGTATTTTTTACTGCATCCATAAAAAATATATTCCTATTTAATAAATCTTCTAATTTTATAACCAAATTCATTATCTACGTTAATTTTATTAATAATATGTTTTTATATATTATATTTATTTATAATATATGGATAATCAAAAAAAAGCCAATAGCACCCGAGGCGAATTACTAGCATTATTCGGTAGTTACATCTCTATAATTAGAAATATATTTTTAATTACCTCCGTAAGCATTGTATCATTTAACTATAGTAGTTCTTTTAAAAAATTAAGTCATCGCAAAGCCGTTCATTTCTTAGCATTCGCTTTAATCATTTTAAGCATTGCCTATGGTTACTTTTCGACTATTGGTCTTCATAATCTTGTAGACGGTTTAGAAATGAATAAAGAAGACATATTATTATACGACCAAATTAAGAATCAAATATATTTCGCGTATGTAGGCTTATTTATTTTAAGTCTTTTGTCCCTGGTAAGTCTTCACAGATTATATAATTGGTATGCATAAGTATTCTACGATATTCTACGATATTACTATCATCATTTATTCTTAATACTAATATTCATCTCGTTCATTATATCCCCAATTTTACGATATATTGTTTATAAATCCGTCTTTGTCACATTGCATCATTTACTAATGTATTTAGCTCGGGGCTATAATATGTACTACCCAACCACATATAATTAAACTCGCTGCTAAACAATTTCACCATCGCAATTTCATCCTTGTCAGTCCATAGCGAACTATCCAACTGTAACCTATTCGGTGCCAATATATCCACCCACTCATTATCTAGATTATAAGAATCTCCCCAGTCGATTGATTTCATAAAATCACGCAACGAACGCGTGTCCATAGACTCGTAAAACGACTTTTTTATTTCGCGATTATCCCATAACTTTTTTATCATCTTTACTAAGGTATCCTGTTCTCTTCTACATTCTTTATCATCCCGATAATTATTATACATTGTTTGAAATGCCCCAACTATATGATAACTTCCCGCCATCTTATCAACCGCTGATTTTATTGTTTCGTAAACCCCTTTATTTGATGTAATCAGGTAATGAAGAGACCCCGATTCATTTAAATAAATATATTCGGCAATGATATTTCCATCAATATCATTTTTATAACATTTAATAGGTTCGGATGGATACACGAAATTAATTATTTTACCGAAAATATCCTCGTTTAAACTTGTAATGTCGTGTTTTGATTTTGTAGTCATGATTTATCATAATCTAAATTATATCCCGGATATCAATTTTATAAAACTATTTATTCTTTTTACTCCTCCTTCGTTTATACGTCTTTATAATTGTATTTTTTTTAGACCTTCGCTTGTCTTTCTTTGGGTCAATTCTTAATATAATATTCTCCTGATTAGAAAGACCTTTCCCTATTTCTTTAGGAATAATATTTTTACAATCCTCCCCTTTGCTACAACTACCGGATTGCCCCATATAAAGTATATCAAATAAAATATTAAAGTTATTTATCTTTATTTATTTATTTCTATCTTACCATTTTTATTTTATTATTGTTTAAGCAATTCATTCCCACGATTTTACAATGTTCTTACAATGTCCTTACAATGTTCTTACAATGTTCTTACAATGTCCTTACAATGTTCTTACAATGTCCTTACAATGTATTGTTTTGTGTCCTTGTTACTGATTTACACCTCCTCACTAATTTAATTTCTCTCTTTATCTCATGGATTATTATCTCTATAATTACATCGGGTATTCCACCAATCATTTTCTCAACGAAAATGCGTCAATAATACAACGGGTATATCGCGATCATCGTTCATATGAAATCAATCACCGTATTGACATCATTGAGGGCAAAATGGTTGACTATCTTGAGCGAAATAAAGATATTGAACTAGATGAACAAGAAGAATTAGGTTTTTGGAAAGAATTAAGAACTCAAATTAAGAACCCAAATTAAGAACTCAAATTAAGAACTCCAATTAAGAACTCAAATTAAGAACTCAAATTAAGAGATAAAATAAACACGACTGAACCATTGGTTCAAGCATTAATTGTGTTATTATTAATCCAATGAATGTTTATTCATATTCTTGTTAAAATGTCTATCTAATTATTGAAATGTCTTAGTAGAAATGTCGTTTCAAATAAATAAGTAGGTATATATATATTTATTAAATATGTCAAGATTTATCTATCAAAGTATTCATTATTATAGAACTTTTTATAATAAGCACGGATATGTATTTGATAATCCAAATCCCCGAAAATTATTAAAATTCATTAACGATGCCGAATTTAATAAAAATAATATTAATCAACCCGATACGGATGTCAATACGAATTCTATAATTTGTCGACCAGAAAAGAAATTAAATAATAATATTCCTATGACAAATTTTATTACTAAAGGTATTCGGCCATCTATTATTACTAAAGGTATTCGGCCATCTATTATTACTAAATGTATTCGGTGATCTATTATTACTAAATGTATTCGGTGATCTATTATTTCTAAAATATCTTATAGTCCTATCATTTTTCGTAAAAATTGACCCTTATTATAAATATTCTGTATATCACAAAATGGATAAACAGGACTGGAATCAAATTATTTTTAAAAAACGCATACCCAATGAATGCCTAAGTGTCGAAAATAAACCTAAAATTATAACCGATGATGAGATTGAAGAAAAAGGTAAACAAAAACTTACCAATAGCGATAAAATGTCTATGTCTAAACATAGGGTTTTACATGGTTTTAAAAGTCAAAAAACTCTCGCGGATGCTACTCGCGGTAAAATATCATCGTCAAGGATAAATGAACTGGAAAGTGGTAAAGGTAGTATGCCTAATGGTGCTGAAAAACAGATATTATTTAAACTAATTAAAATGAAATTTAAATAATTTAAATAATTTTAATAATTTTAATAAAATATTATAAAATTTCTAGAGCACATTTTGATATGATTTTTTTAATAAAAAAAGTTTATTTAATGTATTTATATTTATATTATCCACAATAAATATAAATTTTTATTATTTTCTACAATTTTAATTATGATTACCGCGATTATTCCTAATATATTTACATATACATTGCCATAGTCCGGGCATTTGAACTCAATGTATCCCCCGTTTTTTTCAGTAGACCATCAATTACGGTTGGTGTAACCGTAATTGGGAATTGAATTACCAAAGACATATCCTTCTCAAATAGGTTTGAATTTGGTTTCATTAGACGATACAGATTTAGTTTAGTATAAATAATTTCAAGACAACGTTTCAAATTCCGAACACCATCTTCTTGTTCGGTATAGGTAGTAATAACATATTTAATCGTTGCATCGGGTAGGACAATATCCTCCTCCTTAAATCGAACTTGTTCCCGAATTTTAGGGAGCAGATAATTTTTAGCAATTTCAGTCTTTTCTTCTTCAGAATATCCATCGGTTTGAATCCTATACATCCTATCCTTAAGAATAGGATTAACTTTATCTTCATCATTATAGCTGAAGATGAAGAGACATCTGCTCAAATCAAAATCAATTTCCGAGAAGAATTTATCGTGAAATTTACTATTCTGCGAAGTATCTGTAAGATGTGTTAGAATACCAATGATCTCTTCGCCCTTAGGAGTATCGCTAACTTTATCTAGTTCATCAAAATAAATTACCGGATTCATATTCTTGCATTGAAGAAGGATCTCAACAATTTTACCCCAAGTTGAACCCTCATAAGTATATGAGTGTCCTTCCAAGAAACTACTATCGGTTGCTCCACCCAGCGCGATAAATGTAAAATCCCGCCCAAGAATCTTACTAATACCTTCTTTTACAAGGGTCGTTTTACCCGTTCCCATTGGTCCTTTAATAGCAATAGCATTACCAATTGCTTCGGGATTAGCAATCCATTGTCCAACCATTTGCATTATCTGTAATTTCGCATCATTTAATCCATAAACAGCATTATCGAGTGTTTTCTTTGCATCCTCCATAAATTCGTGACATTTATCTACACCGTCATCCATTGTTAGTGGTAAACTTTTATAAAGTCCAAAAGGTATCTGCATAAATGCATCCACCCAATGTTTTAGTTTATAATATTCACTACAACCGGGGTCCATATAACGAAGCGTATTTATTTTCTTATAAGCACACGCTTTATAATGGACTGGAATGTCTGAATCCAACAGTGTAAGACGGTATGGTTTGGCCACCTCGCTATATTTTTTAATTTCTTTCACCTGCTGCAAAACCCTTTCCTGTTCCTCAACATTTAGATTATCACAAAAATATACGGCATCATTCATTACATTACTTTCCCGGAGAAGTTCCCGGAACTTCTGTGTATTTTTCATACGCATTTTCTTCGTCTTTTTCTTTTCATTTTTCTCGACATCTTTAATTGTCTTTTTATAGTCTTTAAACAAACGTTCTACAATAGGGTTATTTCTATCCTCTTTACTAAAAGAAGCCACCATTTCTTCAAGTTTCTTCAAGACTTCTTTATCATCGGTATCATTAACTTGTCCGGCTTTAGATTCTTTATTATTCTTTCGGGTATTATATTCTTCACTACTTTTTAGACTAGTTCCCTTTACTTCTAATTTATCATCCTCTTCCTCTTCCTCTTCCTCTTCCTCTTCCTCTTCCTCTTCCTCTTCCTCGTCCTCTTCCTCTTCCTCGTCCTCGTCAGTATATTCTTCGTCGTATTCGTCATCGCTATACTCTTCATAATATTCCTCATCGTCGGGGTCATAATCTTCATCGTATTCATCGTCGGGGTGTTTCATTGTAAAGATAATGTTAAATTTTGAGTTTTTGCCACAATTTAGCATACCTGATATGTTTTGTTCTACATCGGCTTCACTATCGGCATTATATTCACTTTCGTCAGAATAATCACTACCGGATTCATTCGTTTTATAATCTTTCTCTTTTTTGTATTTTTTAATATCTTTTTTGGGTTTTCTATCTTTTCTTTTATCATTCTTTTTATCATTCTTTTTATCATTCTTTTTATCATTCTTTTTATCATTCTTTTTATCGTTGTCTTTTCGGGTCATTTTAGAATCTTTCTCTTCTTTACAACGATTGTTAATGTATTTTGATGGAAAGAGTTTAGAAAGTAGTTTATTAAATTTCTTTTTATTTTGAAGACGGTTATTATTTTCCTCATCAGATGAAGAGTGATCCATTTCGGAGTCAGAAATGTTATTTGACGACATACACTCTGTTTTAGGCATTACAATACTTTTATATATTATATTCATATCAATTTTTAGATAAAATACACAATTTATACAAATCACATAATTAAATACAAAATTGAAACAATCTAAATATTAGTAATATATAATAGGAAATGGCAAAAGTTCAAATAGATAAAAATGAATATACATCAAAGATTATTGGAATACAATTTAGCATACTATCACCCGAAGAAATACGGAAAGGTTCGGTAGCAGAGATTACCAGTAGGGATACATATATTAATAATAAGCCGGTTATTGGTGGATTATTTGACCCAAGAATGGGTGTTCTTGACCCAGGATTGGTATGTCCTACAGATGGTCTTGACTATATGAAAACGCCTGGATATTTTGGACATATTAATTTAGCAAGACCAATGTATTATATACAATATTTGCCCCAAATCCTAAAAATATTGAGATGTGTTTGTTTTAAATGTAGTAAATTACTAATAAGTAAAGAAAAATATGCTCATCTTTTAAAACAACAAAATTCGCAAAGATGGAATAGCGTATTTCCAATCGCGAGTAAAATTAAAAGATGTGGAGAAGATAGCAGTGATGGTTGTGGTTGTAAACAACCGGGCAAGATAAAAAAGGAAGGATTGTCAACAATTATTGTAGAATGGAATGATTTAGACGGCGAGACCGAAAAGATGTCGATGAATTTAATGCCGGAAATGGTCTTAAAGATATTCCGGAGGATATCAGACGACGACGTAACATTTATGGGTTTTAGTCCAGTATGGTCGCGTCCAGATTGGATGATATGCCAAGTTATGGCAGTACCCCCGCCAGCGGTCCGTCCTTCCGTAAAACACGATTCTCAACAAAGAAGTGAGGATGATATTAGTCATATTTTGGTAAATATAATAAAGGCGAATAAAACACTTCAAGACAAAATCGATAATAATGCGTCACCAAATGTAATTAATGACTGGACGACGGTAGTCCAGTATTATTTAGCAACATTAATTGATAATAAGATGCCGGGAGTAGCCGCAGTGGCACAACGTTCGGGTCGTCCGCTAAAATCAATTAAGGAGCGTTTAAATGGTAAGACGGGTCGTGTAAGGGGTAATCTAATGGGGAAACGGGTTGATTTCTCTGCTCGTTCGGTGATTACTCCTGACCCGAATCTATCAATTGCTGAACTGGGGGTGCCATTAAAGATTGCAATGAACCTGACTTATCCTCAAAAGGTAAATCGTAGAAATATAAATATGTTGTCTAAATTAGTTCAAAATGGTCCGGATATTTATCCGGGAGCCAAGATTCTAGAAAGAGCAAATGGAAATGAGTTATCATTAAGATATATTGATAGAAATTCGATTAAATTGGTAGAAGGTGATATCGTCCATCGCCAGATGATGGATGGAGACCCGGTTTTATTTAACCGTCAACCAACCCTACATCGTATGTCTATGATGTGTCATATCGTTAAGGTATTGTATAGGGGAGATACATTTCGTATGAATGTAGGAGATACAAAACCGTATAATGCCGATTTTGATGGAGATGAAATGAATCTACACATGCCTCAAGATGAAGAAAGTAGGTCCGAATTAAAACATTTGGCCGCAGTGCCACATCATCTGATTAGTCCTGCGAATAATAAATCAATTGTGGGTATATTCCAGGATTCTCTATTAGGCGCGTATAGATTTACAAGAACCGGAATGAACTTCCCTATAAGAGATGCGATGAACCTACTTGTCAAAATTAATAATATTGATATCGAAAATATTGGCAATAAAGATGTCATCTCTTCCAATGACATCCTATCCCAAATTATGCCTACTATTTCTCTAAAATATAAAACAAAACAATTTAAAGAACACGATGACCCAAAGTCATCGAATGATGTATTAGAGATTAATAATGGTAAATACATGCGGGGACAGCTTGATAAGGGTACATTTGGTGATGACTCAAAGGGTCTTATCCAAAGAATTACGAATGATTATGGTAATATGAGAGCGGTAGAATTTATAGATGACCTACAAAATATCGTCACCGAATATATGAAATCGAGTGCTTATAGTGTTGGAATTAGTGACCTAATTGCCGATAAAAATACGAATGATGCGATTGCCTCCGCGATTACTAAAAAGAAAATGGAGGTTAAAAATCTAATAGATCAAACACATTTAGGTATTTTCCAGAATAAAAGTGGTAAGTCTAATCTTCAAGAATTCGAGCTACAAGTTAATAATGTTCTTAATGCAGCAACTAATGTTGCGGGTAAAATTGGTAGAGAAAGTTTAAGTTCCGACAACCGATTTATTGTTATGGTTAATGCTGGTTCTAAAGGTAGTGAAATTAATATCTCACAAATGATTTCTTGTTTGGGACAACAGAATGTCGACGGTAAGCGCATACCTTATGGGTTTGAAGATAGAACTCTCCCCCATTTTACAAAATATGATGACTCGCCCGAAGCACGCGGTTTTGTTGAAAGTTCTTTCATTTCGGGATTAACACCGCAAGAATTATTCTTTCATGCTATCGGTGGTAGAATCGGTCTTATTGATACCGCCGTAAAGACCAGTCAAACCGGTTATATACAGCGACGACTTATCAAAGGACTCGAAGACATTATGGTTCATTATGATATGACTGTTAGAAATAATAAAAATAAAATTATACAATTCTCATATGGAGAGGATTCATTTGATACGGTTAAAGTAGAAGGACAGATTCTTCCCTTCTTAAATATGTCTCTTGAAGATATATTCTTACATTATAATATTCAAAAAACGGACAATGCCATCTTTACTACTACCACTAAAAGGAGGCTGAATAAACAAAGTGTCAAACTTAAAGAAAAATGTCAATCTGTTACTGATTATATCATTGAACAAAGGGAGGATATTGTTAAGTATGTTTTTAATTTCAAAAATGATAAAAAGGTTAACGTTCCTGTTGCATTTCAACATATTATTAATAACATTCAGGGACAACATCATATTAATATAAATTCACTTGTAGATATTACCCCGCTTGAGGCATTTGAAATTATTGAAGAGGGGTTTGACAAATTATCCCGTTTACATTATTGTAAACCAAATGAACTATTTAAAGTTCTCTACTATTATAATCTTTCCCCCAAGAATTTACTTGTTATTAAACGTTTTAATAAAAAAACCTTAATCCAACTCATCGAAACTATCTTGCTATCATACAAATCCTCTATTATTGCTCCAGGAGAAATGGTTGGAATGATTGCCGCTCAAAGTATTGGAGAACCTACCACACAAATGACGTTAAATACATTTCACTTTGCGGGTGTTGCTTCAAAAAGTAATGTAACCCGCGGTGTTCCTAGGATTGAAGAAATTCTTTCTCTTTCAGAGAATCCCAAAAATCCTTCTTGTACGGTCCATTTGCTTCCACAAGATGAAAATAATAAAGATAAGGCTATTGATATCATGCATAAATTAGAATTTACAAGTCTTAAACATATCGTTAAGTCATCTCAAATCTGTTTTGACCCAAATGATAATAATACGACTATTGAAAAAGATAAAAATCTATTAGCACAATTTAATGAATTTGAAAAACTATTTACCGAATGTGCTAATGTTGATCTTAAGGACGACATTGACAATGACTCTAAATCTAAATGGATTTTGCGTTTAGAAATGAATGCCGAAGAAATGTTAGAACGCAATATCTCTATGGATGATATAAATTTTGCTATCAAATCTTCTTGGAAAACTTCTACCTCATGTATATACTCGGACTTTAATGATGAAAATCTTATTTTTAGAATTAGACTTTTCGACACTTCATCCAAGAAAAAAAAGAATGACCTACATCCTCTCGACCAAACCGACGAGATATATATTATCAAACGCTTCCAAGAACAGATCTTAAACAATCTTATCCTGAGAGGTGTTAAAAATATCGGCAAGGTTATCCCTAGAACTATCGCAGACAATGTTATCAATAATAACGGCGTTTATGAAAGATCTGATATCTGGGTGCTTGACACCGTTGGAACCAATCTTATGAATATTCTTTCCTTGGATTTTATCGATTCTAAAAGAACCCACACGAATGATATTCAAGAAATTTACAGAGTTCTGGGTATTGAAGCCGCCCGACAAGCTATTTACAATGAAATCGCCGATGTCCTTGCGTTTGATAGCACATATATTAATCATCACCACCTTTCGATCCTATGTGACCGAATGACCTGTAATGATAACATGGTCTCCATCTTCAGGCACGGTATTAATAATGATAATATTGGTCCTATCGCAAAGGCCTCATTTGAAGAAACACCCGAAATGTTTTTGAGGGCCGCCAGACACGGCGAACTGGATAATATGAGAGGTGTTTCCGCTAATGTAATGTGCGGACAGGAAGGTTATTTTGGAACAAGCGCATTCGAAATTATTCTTGACATAGATAAATACATAAAGATCTCGGGCGAAAAAGAATGGCAAGAAAATGATACGGATAAGTTCATTAATGACCACTTTAAACATTTGATTAACAACGAAGACCCTTGCTCTATTACTAATCTTTCAGTACCTAGTTCTATTGAAAATATAGAAACTACCGACCTTGGCGACGATGATGACTATATCCCCGAATTCTAAAATATACCATAATATACCATAATATACCATAATATTCATAAATCAAATTAATATCATTCTATCATAAAAAATAATATAAAATAACTACTCATTTTATATTATATGTCTTTATTTTCCAACATTTTTTCTATCTTAAATCCAGATATTGATATTGAAAAGGGCGCTTTTGAGCATCCTGTAAATCGCAACGCACCTATCAACGAGGATTTTATTACATATAGTTTTATTAACTCTCTACATATACAATCCGCCAACCATAAGCCCGATTATAAATACCATTGTCTAAAAAACATCCTCACCAATCCCCTCATCAATACTGATAAAAAAGAATTCATATTACAATCTTTCTCGAAGGCACAATCTATATTCCTTTCTTTAAATAAGTTTGCCAGAATATATAAACGTTCTAAGGCCAGGGTTGATACTGTCGAACACGATTTATATATGAACCCTCTTGCCGATTTCAAAGATACGCATCTTATTAATTTATTTGATGATGAAACTAGAACTTTTTATAAATTTAGATTGGCCGATATTATTACTATGTCTATCCATTCACTCTCTAATTCTCCCGAATTCTTCGCCGACCCACAACCTATCAAAAATCCCTATATTAATGTTCCCTTTACTTACGCCCAGTTATATAATATTTATTTTAATATACAAAATAGTCCATTTCAAATACCCGTTTTGTTTAGGTTATATTATCAATCTTCTTTTAATTTAGACCATTTCCTTGAAAATAACGAAGCATACATTAGAGATGTTGCTATTAATCGTTTTATTTATTCTGGTATTGATTCCTTGAAACAGTACTATATTTCTAAAATGATTATGGATAATAAACATATACTTAATAATCTTTATATTCACCCTTCTTTCCCGCAAGATAAACTTATATCTACATTCCAGCCATTTCTAAAAGATTATTTATTTGTTAATTATTCTCTCAATCCTACTGCGAAATTTCGTTCTAAAGTTTCATTAAGAAAAAGACTATCCAATTTCGTTAAACTTAACCCCACCTTTGGGAGAATAATTATCTTACCCGGCACCTTGGATTCTTCTGTTTCTACTACATATGTTGACCATATCAATTATCAGTCTTTAAATGATACTCCTAGAACACGCCGAAGGTCTATCCCCGACAACACTCTACAACGTAACCCCACAAATCATACCGATTACGATTTTCAAAGCATCGAAAATTCTCTTGATGATGTTATTAGTCGTTCTATTGAAAATACCGACGAAACTTTAAATCGCATTAATGACCTTAGAGATCGACTTAGTGTTATCCCTAATGCGAATACTATTATAAATATACCCACCGATATCTCAAGCAATTCTAATAATACTCACCCCGATATTTCATCTAATATATCACAACCCGATTATTCATCCAGAATACTTAGTAGATATAATCGCTTGCTTGGTAACGAACCTTCCGCTAACATGACCGAGAATACTCGCACTGCGATTCGAAATAGACTTCAAAATTCACAATCACCCGCGATTCAAGCCCTCCTGGGAAGATATCTAAGAAATCCCGACACTTCTCTCAATACTCATCCCGACACTTCTCTCAATACTCATCCCGACACTTCTCCCAATACTCATCCCGACACTATTGATAATAATCTAGAAGATATTGATAATAATCTAGAAGATATTGATAATAATCTAGAAGATATTGATAATAATCAAGAAGATATTGATAATAATCAAGAAGATATTGATAATAATCAAGAAGATATTGATAATAATCAAGAAGATATTGATAATAATCGGGACCCCATATCTA